AGCGAATTTTAATTCAAACTTGTCTTTAGTGCTAATATTTATAGAAACAGTTAAATTTCTATCACTATTTACTTTTACTGTATTATTAGAAGTTTGTGAGCTGTTTTGGAAGTGAAAATCCAAATAATTCCGTTCATTTGCTTTTTTTAATTCATATTGTCTTTTTTTGTCACTGTCTGATAATCTTTCACTTAAAACATCATATTCGCCTCTTGCGTCAACAACTTCTGTATCTGATGTTCCACTTGATGCAATAATTTTATCTAATCTTTTGTTTGTATCATCAGTAGAAGATTGTAAGTCTCCAACTTTATTTAATACATCACTAGCTTGCTCAGAAATCTTTTTTACTTCACTTAAGTTATTAAAAAGAAAACCTATGTTATTTTCAGTGTTTATCTTACTCTCTCTATAATCTGATAGTAAGTCATTAACATCTGTTTTAGTAGTTAAGATGTCATCGAATAGAAATTTAAAATTGTCATTTACTCCGTTTAAATTACTTCTATCCCACAAACCATCTATTACTTGTCTAGTAGCCATTTAACCACTCCTTATTTATAATAAAACGGGAAATTAAATTGGATGTCAGCCATTGTCCCGCCACTGTATTCAATTTCATTAATACCAGGAACAATACTGATATATTTTCTATTTGTTTCTCTTAACCTATTTGCTTGATAACCTACGAATGCTTGCACACCGTCTAAATCAACTGTATTGCCAGTTCGAGGTGCATAATATTCAAACGTTTCTCCTGTTGTTTTGTTTGTTAATTTAAATTTACCGTCTGTTACTAAGTGTTTAAGTTTAATTTTTAAAGGCATGTTGCGTGGATCTAATATAACGTTACCACCGTTCCACACCGTGAATTTATTCTCAGTGAATGTGTATTTTGGATAGTCAATATTTAGTCCATCAGCTAAGCCAAACTGTTCAGCAGTTGCCTCAAACCCTTTTGTTTCTATATCTTGCGTTGTGTATTTTGTACGCCAGAAAGGAAGGCCGATTATTGTAACTGGTACTTCCACTGTTGCATACATACTACCTAAAATACGTTCTGTTTTATAACTTGAATCTATAGTCACTTTTAGTACTCTTGTTGGTAAATTGTTTCTACTTACATAGAAAAATGGCTGACTATCTAAAAATGCGTTTATTTCACTTTCTAACAGTAAATAATCATGTTCACCGTGATAATGTCTTAAGAAAAAAGTTAGTGAACAATCACTACGCTCTTTATAATCAAACCCATAGTCTATTGTTCCGGGAATACCTTTAATTGTTTCTGTGTATCTTTCTTTTTCTATTGATGAAACTAAAAAATCCAGCGGTTTTACACCGACTGGAAATTTAAGTTCATTCATATTAGGGTCATAAAGCTTAAAACCAACTGCCATTATTTTAACCTCCCTAATAAATGAGTTGCTTCATATAAAGCTTGCTCTTTATTATTATTTCTGTTTATTTCACGACCATCTAATTCTACTGACCAATCTTTATTCGCAATAGTATCGTTACTTTGAACTAATTTACTCATTAATCCAATAAGCATATCTAATTTTTGCTCTAATTTACTATTGTCAGATTGATTAGAACTTATTTTAGTGTTTGAGAAGTTACTTGGTCGTTTATTACCTGATGTTTTACTACCTTCAATGTCTTTTGCAGCGAGTGCGAGTAGTTTCATTGCATCAGTTCGACGATTAGGGTCAGTAGGAATTACCCATTCAGGATATCCACCTTCGGCAAGGTTATACCAACCTGCATTTTTGATTAAGCCTCCAGTAGCGTATTTGCGTCGACTACCAGTTGGACCCCAACCAGTTAAGCCACTAGCCATACGTCGTTTCCAATAAGATAGGTTTGCTCGCCAGTCTGTATTGTTGAAGAATGCTAGCAATTGATCATAACCATTTTTAATATTTTTATGTCCTCTAATAGCATAACTGTTAAATGAACCTGGTGTGTATTGTAGTAAACCTTGTGCTTCATTACCTCCACTGTTTTGGTCTTGAATTTGTTGAGTAACGCCAGCATTGCCGCTACTTTCTGTTTGGATAAGTCGAGCAACGTCATTCACATCAGCGCTAGAAATTCTTACTCCTATTGCTTTAGCTGCACGTCTAATATCTGGTTTCCAAGCGGCAGCCGATTTGTTAACGCCACCGCCACCGCCCATAGACGCGAATTTTTTAGGGTCGATTGTATTTCTATTAGTAATATAATCGTTGATACCTTTTTCTACTTGGTAATGTAAATGTGCGCTAGTAGTCCAATGACCACTGTTACCAGTTTTAGCGAACGGTTCTCCTTGTTTCACCTTTCCTGTTTTTAAAATGTCAGATAAGTGTAAGAACCATTGTGTAAACTTACCGTTTACAAGTCTAGCAACTAAACCGCCACCATAGTCATGTTTTCTTGAAACAGTACCAGATGTTGGTGCTTTGATAGTTGTACCAGACGGCGTACCATAGTCAATACCGTAATGTCGACCATTACCAAATGGATAGCCTGGAACACGTGCATTAGGAGAATAAGGTGTTGTGATAGGATACTTGTCAAATGATGATAAGTCGGCGCCTCCACCTTCTTCAAGCCAACCATCAAATAGATTTTTGATACCATTTTTTAGTTTTTTGTACATAGCTTTCATTAAGCCACCGAGTATATCGCCTTTAACAAAACTGAAATCAACGCCAGCTGCACTTAAAACTTTATTCACTAATTTACCTGGGTTGCTAACATAGTCAAACACATCGCCAATAGCTTTAAATGTACCTTTAGCAATACCTTTTGCAGTATTTAATGCTTTATCTCCCATTGACATAGCTTTATGTTTAATGCCGTTAGCTTTATCGCCTACACCATTTAAAATTTGGCTACCTTTTTTCTTAGCATTTTTCCACATTGAACCAATTGAGAATTTAGGTATAGTTCCCATGTTGAATTGTGGTTGACCAGTAAGCATGGCATGCGTTTGCGCCCCATTATAAACTGTCGAACCTTTAGGTAAGAACGCCGTTGTATCTCTGTTAGGCGTAATTGCCGTTTTACCATTAGGATATCGTATCATCTCATGACGGAAACCAGCTGGACCGTTTCCTTTACCTTTATCACCCACAGTTGCTAATGTATCACGGTTCAATTTACCATTTGTCACATAATTTTGTGTGTGGGTTGTTTCTGTACCGGTAGATAATTTAATAGGATCAATTTTAGGCATTCCAATTTTATCTGCAACCCAGTTAACACCTTTAATTAATTTATTCAAACCTTTTTTAACGGAATTAACCATGCCGTTAATATGTCCTTTGATTTTGCCAATAATATTTTTCAAACCATCACGCATGTTGGTAAATGTACCTTTGACTTTACTCCATAAATTTTTAACTGTATTGACAACAGAATTTTTAATGCCTTTCCAAGTGTTTTTTAAACTGCTAGACACTTTGGCCATAATGTTATGCGTGCCTGATTTTAAACTGTTCCAAGTCTTACGTACGCCATTCCATAACGATTTAACTAAATCAGTGACTTTATTCTTAATTGATCGCCAAGTATTGACTAACCAATTCCTCAATTTATTGAATAGCGATTTAGTAAAGCTCCATAGACTATTAAATACTTTTCTTACACCGCTATATAATCCTTTAGCTAAACTTACGACTTTATTTTTTAAAGATGACCATAATTTAATGACCCAATTTTTTAATTTTCCAAATATGGCTTTCGTAACATTCCATACTGATGTAAACCATTTCTTCACATTGTTATATACTGCTTTCACAGTTTTTGAAATGAAATTTTTAATACTATTAAAAATAAAACGTATAAATTTCAATACAGCACCAAAAATAGAACGCGTTATTGAAAGTATTCTCTTAAAGATAGTACTAATAATAGACCATATAAACTTCAGTACGTTTCCAATTACAGTTTTAACACCATTGAAAGCTTTACTTATAACACCCTTAAATAGTCCGCCAAATATTTTTACAACTTTCAATATTTTTCCAATGAACCATAACTGAATAAGATTCCATATTAAAGTGAGCGCACCTTTGAATATCTGTTTAACACCTTCCCAGACTTTGCCCCATTGACCAGTGAATACACCACTAAAAACTTTGACAATGCCTAAAATGACGTCTAAAGCTCCGTTGATAATATTTTTAATATTATTCCAAGTATCAACTACTAAAGTTTTGATTAACGGCCATAAAAATTTCATGACTCCCCAGATAATCTGCATACCTATTTTGACTGCGGGAACAATCACATTCATAAACACTGTTTTTACAATGCCGCCTAATTCTTGTAGTATCGGCCATAAAAAGTTTTTAATTTCAGTGAATACTGTAACAATCGTATTCCAGATATTAGTTACAGCCTGCATGATAGTACCGCCATTTTGATTCCAGAACTGACCTAACTTGAGTCCTATATCCTGACCAAATTGCCAAATAGCATTGAATACATTAATAAAAACTTGTCTAATTTGCATTAAAGTTGCCGTTACTTTAATAGCTGTGGCTTTAGGCATAATTTTTGAAAGAATGTCTACAGTAGGTAAAGTGTTTCCTGAAAATAGATTCTTCAACGCATTGAACACTACTTTAGCTGTATTCCAAAGGTTTTTTAATGCATTCACGACCGGATCTATGACTGTATGAACAATATTTCTAAATGTCTCAGATTTTTTATAAGCAACTACAAAAGCTGTACCAATTGCTACTATTGCAGTTATCGCTAATCCTACTGGTCCAAGCATGAATTTAAATGCGCCACCTACTAAAGTTAACCCTTTAGCAGCAAACGGGGCTTTAGTTCCTAGGAAATTCATTAAACCGCCAGCTTTTGTGATACCTGTCATCACAGGACCTATTGTAGTCATAATACTTCCTAGTGCTGCGGTAAACGCACCTGTGGTTAAGATTAAAGGCCCTAAAGCTGCAGCGAATATACCTAATCCTACTACTCCTGTTTTCACCCAACCAGGCATTTTTGTAAACTTATCAGCTAATATTGCAAGAAAATCAGCAGCTTTACGTATATGAGGTGCTAGAACATCACCTATACTAATTGCCATTGATTCGATAGCTGACTTCATTTTTCGAATCGAACCTCCGATGCCACCTTCCATTTCGTCGCTCATACGTTTAGCAGCACCTGTTGAGTTATCAATAGACTTAGTCAATTTTTTGTAATCCTCATCTGAAGCATTGATGACAGCCAATGCGCCACTCATTGCTTCTTTACCAAATATAGTAGCTGCAGCGCTTGCTTGTTGATCTTTTGATAAACCTTTAAATTTATCACGCAACTGTCCCATTACATCTCGCATAGGTAGCATTTTACCGTTACTGTCTGTTATAGATATACCTAACTCTTCCATTTTATCTTTCATAGCTTTTGTTGGTTTGGCCAAGTTAGTGAACATTGTACGTAATGCTGTACCGGCTTTTTCACCTTTTATCCCAGCATTACTCATAAGGCCAATAGCTATTGATGTATCTTCCACAGTATATCCCAACGCGCCTGCAACTGGAGCAGCATATTTAAACGCTTCGCCTAAACCACGTACATCAGTATTAGCTTTAGAACTTGTCTGTGCTAATACATCTGCAAATCGTCCACTATCTTTCGCTTTCATACCAAATGCTGTTAACGAGTCAGTAACGATGTCACTTACTGCACCTAAATCTTCACCTGATGCAGCTGCTAACTGCATGACCCCATCGATACCGCCTAGCATATCTTTGGTATCCCAGCCGGCCAAGGCCATGTAGTTGAGAGCTTCTGCTGATTCGGATGCACTAAACTTAGTTTTAGCTCCCATTTCTAGTGCTTTATCTCTTAATTGTTGAAACTCTCCACTAGTTGCGCCAGATGTTGCTTTTACCTTACGCATTGAGTCATCAAAATCTATGCTTTTCTTAGCCGCTAGACCAAAACCAGCTACTACTGGTGCCGTCACATACATAGACATGGAACGACCAACGCTTTTCATTGTTGCTCCAACGCTAGTAAGTTTGGGTGCTATATCGGTAAATTTTTGACCTAAACGACCAAAACTACTATTAGAGATTCTTGCTGCTTCTTGTGCTTCTTTTTGGAATCTTTTGAAACCATCTACAGTTTGGTCCAGCTCGTGTTCGAGTCTATTTAATGTATCAGCTTGTTTATTATATTCAGTTCTTAATCTAACCGCTTTTGCGCTATTTGCACCTTGCTCTTTCGCAGTTTGCATATATTGATTACGCAGTTCTTTAACATTATTCCTCTGTTGCTTTGTCGCAGCATCTAACTCACGAATTCTATTTTTATAACTTGTCATAGACTTTTCTGAGTATTTAAAGTTGTTACTCGATAATTTCAAGTCAGAATTCAATTGTCTAAAGCTGCGCCTAATGCCAGCTAATGTCGAGCCAATACCCATATCTTGCATAGATAGGTCAATCTGCAAACCTTTAATTCTTTCTGCCATACTTCCACCTCCTTATTTATAAATTGGTGAATGCGTCTAACATGCTGTCTTTTTTATCGACTGATTTGATAGGTTTCCTACCATCTTCAATAACATCCATAAAAAAAGAAAAGGGCATGTCCAAGATATCGTTGATATCTTTTCCGCCCTCTTTCATCATGTCATATGCTACTTTTTTTAAATTCTGCTTATGTTCTGACCATGTAATCACTTTATTATTTATATCATCTTCGCTAACTGCTTTTTTCTCGCTTCATCCATTTGACCTTGTGCGATGAATTGTACTTGTGATTGAATTTCTTCAATTGCATCAGGTGCATGTAAACGATCTAATAAATCATCACTTGTGAATTGGTTGTTATATACATCTACTACAAAATCAGTCATACGTTTGAACATTTCTTTTTCTGTTAATTCGTTGCCGTCTTCAGAAGTACCTTCCATAATGTCAGTCGCTTCATAAATTTTACGGAACGGAATAAAGTTAGGTGTGAAATATGTCTCAACTTCAAAATTACCATTTTTACCTTCTTTAGCGTTACCTTCTTTATCTAATACTACTAATTTAATGAAATTGATTTTTTTACTCATGTGTAAATCTCCTTTTAATATAATAATTTTTATTTGCAAATAAAAAGAGGGCTATATGCCCTCGAAATTAGTCTTCAATCTTTTTAATCAATGGTTTACGTTGACGATTGTCGCTTGAAGAAAGCTCAAGAATACGTTCTTCGTCAATTTTTTTGTTCGCAGGACGTGGAAATGTCTTACCTTTTTCATACAATTTATCGTTGTCTTGCAAATCTTTAAAAGTTTTTAACACTTCATATTTAGCCATTAATATAGCCCTCCTTATTATGCGCCAAGGTCAGAGTCTTCAAGGCTTTCTGATACTGATTTGCTAGGGTGTTCTTTACCAAACACTTTTTTCCAAATTGCATCACGCATGACAGTTACGCCTTTTTCATCACGACCGAGAAGCATTGTTTGTTCTTTATCAAAGCCTTCAACTTCAGCAGGCATGAACTCAGCTGTAGATTGGTCTTGAGAAAATTCAACACCATCTTCTTTAGTTTGTCCACTTACTTCTGGGAAAGTGAACATACCTTTAAGCAATCCAACATATTCAGACGCGCCAGTTTCTGTCGTTTTTTCAAAGATAACTGCTACATATGGTGGTGTGTTATTACCTACACCAATCACACCATCATCAGATTTATCTAAGCCGAACAACACTTCTCTATCTTCAATTGGTAAGTGGTGGAATGTAGATTCTAATTCAACAGTTCCATTTGAAACCGCTAATTCAGCAACACTATTATCTCCATATGCTTTTTCAATAGATTGTTCTTTTGATACCTGAATTTCTTGTAAATATTTAATACGTTCAGGGTCAGTTACACCTGAAACCTTCTCTGAATTTAAAGGCATATAGTAAAATCCTGTAATACCTGTAAATGAATTATATTTTTTTGCCATTCGTAATTCCTCCTATAAATTTAATTCAGAACGATAAAAGGTCCCCTCGTATCTTCGAGCGGACCTGTACATTTTTAATTCTTCGTCGTATTCCGGTTTTGCATTTGATGTGTTTTCCATCTTCAATTGTTCTTTCATTAATCGTGAAATGTGATAACTGACTTTATTCCTTACAAAATATGCTTGATACTCCTCAGATTCAGGCACAAATACATCGATTTGTACTAGATAACTTAATGCAAGGTTGTCGTTATCAGCGTATTCGACAGGTAATGTGTCATCAATCTCACTCATTACAATATAAGGTTTTGTCATGTCTGACGGTTCTGGGTACTCATAAAACTTAATACGATTGCCGACATATTTTTGTACTAAATCATCCTTAATAAGAATGTTATAAATTTCCATTAAAATATCTCTCAATCATATCAACCCCTTTTCAACCTTTGTTTTACGATTTTGAAGTAAGTCTCTTGACCACTTCTTAAAGCACGTTCTACCGCACCTTTTCCTCGGGGGTTAGGATTCTTGACCGTACCAAATTCATTTAAATGAATAATTCTGTAGCGCTCCTTAGGACCTTTCCAATGTATTTTAATGGTTCGAACGCCATTTAAAGTGAAAGGTTTAGATAATTTTACTTCAGCTTTACTAGCACCTGTGTCTTTAAAACTTTCAAAGTTGCTTTTGATTTTTTGAACAATTACATGACCACCAGCAACTAAAGCTTCATCCACAATGCGTTTCATTTTTGCTTTGCCATATCTATTTTCAAGTTCGCGTTCCAATTCTTTCATACCTTTTAATTTAATCGCCATTTGCTACACCTACTACTTTAATCATTTCTTTATTACTTGAATTAGGCGCAAAGTCGATTATTTTAAATGTAGAATTTTCATACAATCCATAAATAAGTTCGAACGTATCTGAGTGATTGATTTGATAATCAGCATGCGGATTTCTAAAATTAATCGTAATTTTATGAACACCTGTTATACCGTTTGTTTTTTCTAAATCTTTCGTAGAACTTTCATAAACTTCACAAAGCGTCGTAAACACCTCTTTTTTCTTTTTACTTCCCGGAAATGGACCGTCATTTTCTACCATACGAAAAAAAGTAACGGGTACTCGTAAGTCTCCGCTACTTATTTTAGGTGGTTTATAATTCTTGTTCATAATCTACCTCCCTCATATTTTCAAGTGCGAAAGAGGTGATTTGACCTAGAAAGTTATCGTGGAAAAACTCTAAACTATCATTATAAGCATACCTTGTACGCTCATATACAAGCTCAGCTCCACGGTTATTCTCATTCATATCAAATTCTTGGCAACGATATTTAATATCTTCATAGGATTGTTCGAGTAATGATTGTATATGCTCATCTTCGAACGTATGAAATATTTTTAATCGTCGCTTCATTTCTTTAACATGATTTTGAGTGATCATTTAATCACCCCTTTCAATTATGCGCCTACATCAGGTGATACTGAGTCAGCAGATGGTTTTGAAGCGATATCCAAGTCGTAAACTAAAGCTACTTTATTATCGTCTGGCATACCATGTGCAAACTGTTTTGCGATAAACACATCAGCATCTTCTAACGCAAGCGTTTGGTCATATGACTTGATTGTTACTGAGCCGGTTTGGACTGCATAATAACGACTTCCCACAACAAAAATAGCTTTATCAGGGTCTACAAACTCTGATGCTACAACATCTACGTTAAATGGCAACGACGTTACCCAAGCACCATTTACTGTTTGCATAGTGTTTTGTGCTTTTACATAGAATTGATCTGCTGGGTTAACCAGAAGTGTTACACCTGTACTTACGTCTACTTGCGCTCCATTCTCTTTAGTTGAAAGCGTCGTAAGCGCTTGTGCTAATTCATTAGCAGTTGTTTGTGCATCTGCGAATGTGAGAGTGCCTGATGCAGTCTTTTCTTTAGCACCTGTTACTGTTACACCATCTGTATCATACGTTAAATCTTTGGTTAATCCATATGGTTGATTTGATGCTGCACCGTTGCCTTTAACAATACCTTCTTCTAATTTAAGTGCCATCGCTTCCGCTAATTGCAAGCGAACATAACGCTCAATCCATTCTGGGCCAAACTCCAACATATCTTTAGGCACGATGGCAAATGCAGTTAATTTATTTTGTGAGAAATTCAATTCTTTAAAATTTGCTTGAATTTGCCCTTGAATCTTACCGAATACTTCTCCCCAAACAGCAGCACCTTTAGGGTCACCGACGATTAGACGTGTTTTAATACCGGCGATTTGAAAATTAATTTTAGATAATAGAGGTCGTGCTTTTTGCATATCTTCAAACACACGTAATACTGTAGATTCAGGTAAGATAACCTCTTCTTTGTAAGTGTCTAAGTTTGCATCATCTTCTACTAAATTAGTAAAGAAACGTGATTCTTCAGCAGTAAGAATGTTTTCGCCACGATTCATGCGCACTTGTTTATCTGTCGAAGTGTTATAAACTTCTTCACGCGCTTCTTTTAACACTTCGTTCTGCAAATTAGAAGAGAAAGCAGCCATGTATTCCCCATATTTATTTTCAATCGTTTCAGGGTCAGCGTCATTTCGTACTGCCTCGAAATATTCATTCTTTAAATTCTCAACATCTTTGTTGATCGAATCTTTAAATTTCATTGTCATAATTTTTCCTCCTATAGATAACGTTTTTTCTTTGGTTTATTATTATCATTTTTAAAATTGGCTAATTGAATTTTTAACCCCTCAATTTCATTCTTCATAGCCAACATTTCGCTATTATTTTCCATATTACTTCGAGATTCTTTAGGTGTTTCAACCGTGTCTTTTAATTTATCTGCAAAACCTTTGTCTACAGCATCTTTTGCTGTAAACCAAGTTTCATCAGTCATGAGTTGTTCAATCTCTTCATTATCAAGTCCTGTTTTATCCTTATAAACTTCAACAATAGATGCATCCACTGTTTCTAAAGCATTTAGCGTCTTCTTAACGTCCGCTTTATTACCAATTGCGATGGTCGCTGCTTCATGAATCATCAGCGAAGCACCTTTGCTCATAATAAGCTCATCGGCCGCCATTGCAATGATAGATGCCGCACTTGCAGCCAAAGCAGTAACTTCAATTGTGATGTGCGAAGAGTGGTTTTTTAGATAATTATAAATCTCAATTCCTTGAAAAGCGTCACCACCAGGGCTGTTTAAGCGAATTACAATATCTTTATCTACACCATCTAATACTTCGACAATATCATGACTGTTAATGGTTTCATCAGCAAAGATAGAAGATTGCGCCACCGGTCCACTAAGAGTGAGAACAACTTTATCGTCTTTCACTTCGTTTTTAAAAGCATATTTAGACGTTGCTTTCATTAGCTCTTGTTTCGTCTTCATTTTCATTCTCACCCCCTTTCAATTCACCCTCAGGTTGATAGTTTTTAGTCAAAATAAAACGGTCTCCACCTTCAACAGGTGCAAGACCGAGCATTTCACGAACTTCATTTTGTTTAGCTGCGCTTGATGATATTAATTTGTCTACTTTTTCTGCATTCTTGATTGGATCTACCGTATTGATACCGACAACTTTTATACATTTACCACTTAAAAATTCGCTTTCAGTGAAAAATTTGCTATTCAATTCATCTTCGATTTTTGAAATTAAAAGATTAATGCAGAAATCTATATATGCACTCATAGCATTACTTAAATCAGCAACATCTCCATGTATTAAATTCGATGGAATCCCTACAATTTTCGCAACATCATCAATAATCATGCGCTTGACTTTTTGTAAGTTCTCTCCGCCATTATCGTTACCGGTTGTGCTATCTTTCGACAGTTCTTTATATTCGAATCCTGGCACTTGAGGCACGAGCGCAACACCATTATTCTTAAATTGACTATAAATTTTATCAATATATTTTTGCAGTCTTGTCATTTTTTCATTATCGATATTTCCACCGCCAGAATCGACACTAACAATCCCTCTGATTTGATTTTTACGGAGTTGCGTATCCATCATGCGTCCGAAAAGTTCTCCATAATCTGCAAATAAGCTCTCAACAAATCTTTGTAACTTATCGTTGTTATAATTTAAATATATAACTTCATTCATCCTAAAAGAACGTTCGAATTTGAAGTCTTTTACAATAACATCTTTAAAAACATCTTCGTAAACAGCAAATTCTTCTCTATAAAAATCATCAGCAATCAATAAGTCATCTGAGTCGCTTTTAATAATTAGAACCTCATTGTCATAAACCAATTTGTAAATAACTTTATGCCAAAAATCAGTAGCGCTTGAGTCTGTGTTAGGTCTTACATTCAGCTTATAATACAATTTATCTTGCTTTAGTTCTTGACCATCTTTAACCCAAAATTCAGATTGGCTGAATGTCCGTGATATAAAATTAATTACAGTTTCAATAGCCATTCGCTTCAAATATGAACGATTGGCAGGGTCGTTAGCTAAATCCAAGTCAAGCATATCTCTCAATTCTAAATTACGTTTAAACACTGCATCTAAAAAGCCCAATTAACCACCTCCTTTGTTACTAGAAATTAAGTTGATCTAACAAGTCGAATGCTTTATCTAAATCGATTTCTTGTATTTCATCTATACTGTATAAAGCGTGTAAGAAAGCATGGAAACCGTCGGTTTTACGTCTATGTTCATCTTTTTTGATAAATTCTTTATTACCATCTTTTTTTCCTTGTACCGCTACATTGTTCGTATACCAACGCATTAAAGGATTATCTCCAAATATAATTCTACGGTTGGCAAATAATGTTTCTATACGAGGTGCTAATTTACTATGCACGCCTCTTGGATTTCGTAACACTTCAATCTCGAATCCAGCTTCTTCAAATAAAGGTCGCATTAAATCCATACGGAAATTATCTGCTACAACTTTTTGAATCGCATATTTTTCGCGCATTTTTATAAACCAATTCACTATGTGTGCAGGATTAATTGATGGTTCATCTACTATCGTAAGATGCCCTCTACTTTCCCATTCCTTGATTGGAGGCTTTAATTGTGCTTGATCTAAATATTCTTTTCTAGCGAACGAGTGGGATAACCAAACAACATCTTCTCCTTGTTTGAAAAGTAGACCTACTGCAGCAAAATCTTTAATACTTGCGTAATCCACCCCACCAATGGCAGTTTTATTTTTAAGTGGGGGTATATCTCGACTTGTCGCTAATACATCATCACGTGACGCTACAATTTTACTTGAATCTTCTTCGGGAAGGTTCATACGTTTAGTCATAAAGTTTTCATAACCGCTAGGACTATGTTTTAAATCATGATATTGATTTAATACTTTACGATAAAGACGCTTTCCATAGTCGCTCATAGGCTCTTCAAACATAGGATTTGCTTTTGACCATGTTGAAGGGTCGTCTTTCTCATCTTTATGATCTAATCGACAGATAAACGGAAACAAACGGTCATCCGTTGCGCGTCCTTCCAATATTTCTTTCGAACGCTCCTTCATTTTGTCTAAGAACCCCTCCCGAACAAATCCATCTGTACCAATAAAAAATTCTCTAGGGTGTTTTACTTTACCTAAACCACTAGAGAATACGTCCACAATATCATTATTTTCATATCTATGAACCTCATCATAAATAATAAAACCTTCACGTCCACCATCTTTACTACCAGCATTACTTGTTGCATATTCAAATTTACTTTGAGTTTTTGTTGATGTGATTCTCAGTTTTGTAAGGTCGAATACACCTTTACCTTCTACATCGTTTATCTTACCCTCGTATAAACCATGTTTTATTATCATTCTATGCATTTCTTCAAATGACGTTTTAGCTTGTTTTTCTGTGTTCGCAACAACTGTTCCGTCATAATTTTCGATACCATGCAATTCACTAATGAAATATGTCGATAATCCACTTATTAGACCGTTTTTACCAGCACCACGTGCAACAAGCCAAAAGAATTGTTCGAAATAAAGTTCATCTTCCTCATCAAAGAGAAATACAAATGCAATTAGGAATTTTTGAAAAGGCTGTAATTTAAAGTAAAACCTTTCAATAAAAGCAATACACAATTCGATTTGCTCATTATCAAAATACAAATCATCTCTATATAAGACATTATTTTCTAAATGATCAATAAGTTTTATCCTATCGCTATTAAGTCTAATTTCACCATGTTTATACTTATCGATGTACCATTTAACATGTTTATTTATTTCCATTCAACAAACTCCTTAAATTGCCAGTCTCTTTATCAACCACAACATCTATTTCTTCTGGCAGTAGTTTAGATAATTGCATGATTATCTTTTGATAAGCCGCATCTCTTGAATTGAAAAGTTTAGCAATAGGTCTTTCCCTTTCATATGGAGGAGCATTCTCAGATTGAGTAAATAACTCATAATCACCTTTTTCCTGAATATCCACCCATGCATCATCTAACAATATACGCATTCTCGCAGCTTGAACAATAAGACCTTGAGCCACTCGTTTTTTATCATCAGGTATAGATTTAAATATTTTATCCAGTCGTTGTTTTTCTTTTTTTACACGTGCTTCATGTTGTTTAATTTGTTCTTCGTCGCGTTCCATGTACTTCACCTCTTTCAATTATACCCCTAGGGGGGTTACACATGAGAATTTTATAATAAATCTCGAGAAAAGATTCCCCTGCCCCGTTTCCCCGCAAAATATTTTATTCAAAAATAATTAGGTGGGGGGGCTACACTTTATTTTTTACCACTATTCATCACCAGTCCATTTTGTTTCTTTTTTAGGAAATGCTTTCCCTTTTTGATACCTATTGTGCTTTTTGTTATGACAACTCACACATAGCGTGACTAAATTATCCATATCGTAAGCTAAATTAGGATGACTATCTAACTCTTTAATATGGTCTACATCAAGAGATTTATGTTTTGTATGATCAATAGTTTTTACTATGCCATTTTTCTTGCATTCTTGACATTCATAATTATCTCTTTGTAAAACTTTTTCTCTGAGTTCACGCCACTTTTTTGATTTATAGAACCTCATTGTCTCTTTATCTACATGGCGATCACTTGCGGGTTTACTTTTACCATCATTAAACCATTCTCTTATAACTTGCTTGACTTTATCTTTGTCCGGTCTATCACTGTTGTTCACACGTTCGATACACGTATCTATATCAGTATCCATTCTAACTATGTGATAGTTAGATACTCTGTCTGTTATCTTCTTAGATAAATAAGTAGTGATGACATATAACTTACCTTTACTTATATGTTGAGTATAATCGAGCATCATATTGCGTATGAGTATACAAGTGTCATGAGCCTGTGGCATATAGTGCTGATACTCACTTAGTGTGATTGATTGTGATATAGCATCATAATCATAAACCATATCTTCATTAGTTATATGTTGCTTAACATATGTAGTCTTACCACTTGCAGGTAGACCATATACTATAATAATATCCACAAGCTCACCTCCATAATAAAAGACACACCACAATAGTGATGTGCCTGTATATTCATATCGTGTTAACTCAATTATAAAACTTATATAAGTATATTAAAAATTAGTGTTGATGTTGCTTATCTTGTTGAAGTTGTTGATTGTGTTGATGTTGTTGTTTGTGTTGTTCTTGTTGTTTGTGTTGTTCTTGTTGATTGATATAACTGTTCACAATCTCATCTATTCTTTTGTTTAAGTTATCTCTACCAATCTTCATAATCTTTTTGACTTCAGTGAAGTTCTTTCCTTTCTTAAACTCATACAAGATGTTAAGGTTCATATCATCATTTATCTTATGTTCATACTTATCTATAAACTCTACAACTTCTATATGTTTGTACAACACTCTGTACAATGTGTCATTACGTGTGACGATATTCAATACCTTATTTGAAGTATGTCCTTTACCTTTAGGCATAGTAGCATCTATACCATATTGAGCAGTACCGTTACTCTCTTTAGTATATCCCTCGTCTACTAATCTATTTCTACGCCAATGGTATTCAAATATCATATCCCTTATTTGTTCGTGTGTGTACAAGTGATTACCTCCATTACTTATTATTGATCAAAAGGTGTGCGTTCCACTTTAATAATTTCTAACGCTTGCTCTTCTGTAAAACCTTGTTGTCTTAAACTTGTTAATCTCTCGTGCTGATATTCAGATTTCATCTTAGCAACTTCAAGTATTAAAGGTAACATTGATTTCATTTCATACATTTGATTGTGAATATTCATACCTTCTTTTTTACTACCGTCCATATTAAATATATTATCCAATTACACTACCTCCATTACTTAAACACTTTTCTCGCTCTCTCAATCTCGCGTTCAATATCTTCTATATCAGTTTCTCTTATAAACTTACTAAAGAGATATACGTTGGTATATTTAAGTGCATCTAACTCATTACGCAACATAGAGTTACTACCTAATGTAATCAGTAATGCTATTGCGAGAATTATTGATATTGTTATCCACATTATTTCGTAACCTCCATATTTAAGTGTGCATGATCTGACTGGTTGAATGTATCTATATCGTCAGTAGATTGTAGTTTGATGATAAGTTCGTTAGTTAGATATTTGCTTAGTTCATACACTGTGATGATGAACCATATTTTTAGTAGTCGTTTAATCATTGTCTAACCCCTTTTACATTACAAAATTGAAAGAATGCATATTAATTCTTTTTAACTGTGAAATTGCTTGATATATTATATTTAAAGAAATATTAGGAGGAATTAAATATGAATATATCTGAAAATAAAATTCTCTCTTCTCTATGTTATTTTAGTGTATTTTTTGCACCTTTTCTTTTTCCAATCGTTATTTGGATTATATCAAGTGAATATACAGCACATAATGCTAAAAAAGCGTTAGCATATCACGCCCTTCCGTATATTTGTTTGATATTGGCTATAATCATATTTGGAACAAATAATACTATTTCAAATTCTTTAATGTTCAACCTAATGTTCTTTATTGCGATTATTTTAATTTTAGCTTCAATTTTCTACGTAATTAAAAACATATATATGGGAATTAAAGTCCTTTTAGATAATGAAAGATAAAAAGCCTTATTCAGGGCTTTTTATTTTTTTCTAAAGCCTCTTCCTTACTCTCTGCCTCCACAATAGAGAGAGTTTCGTTTGTACGTGCTTTCTCAACATCTGTGTGAATATGACCTGTACTGTCTTTGAATTGGCGTATTAGGTATTGCATTATTCTACAACCTCTAAAATCTCATGTTTCATTCTGTATTCTTTGACGGTACCATAGCAGCGTTCTGCAATATCCATGGCACTATCTAAATAAGAGGTTTTAGTAGCTTTTTCTATGTTTTTAGTGAAACTGTATGCATTCCCAAATGCATTTGTTGATACGTACAAGCCACTCTTTATTTCAATAATATATTTCTTGTTATTTTTATTATCTTCCATTACCACTCACTCCTTAACAATTATTAATGCACTATGTGAACCGAAATCTATATGTGTTTCATCATCAATTTCCCAAAATCTTAAATAAGGTGTTGTAGGTAGCTCTTTCAACTTAGGTAACTGTTCTGTCATTTCTAACCAGCTAGATCCTTTTATAACTTCACCTAATTTGATGCCTCTTTTGTGATGGTTCTCTTTCAAATACACTTTAGAATATTGTTTCACTTCCCCAGCACCTCTTTACTCTTTCTTTTTAAATTTCAAAGTCACTACATCTCTAAAATGCTGATTTCTTGTATGAGTTTCTGAAAGTTTATAATTAGTTATCATTTCAATAACTTCATAATCTACTAGGTTCAGATGAGATATATGAATATTAGTTTCATCTTTACCGTTAAATAATCTTTTTAATATTTTTATTGTCGGTTGTTCAAAGTTTTTCACTTTTTCTAAAATATCCTTCTTACACGTAGCCTTTATCTTTGTCTGCTGTTCCATTTTGTCTTGCGTGATTCCTTTTCATTTTCTTTTTGTATGCTGTGATTAGCTCTGAAAGAGAGTAGTATTCCATTGCTATTTGGAAAACGTATTTGATACTTACATGTTTTAATCTGTGTAAAACATCTTCTATTTCATATTCATCAAATGTATACTGACATTTAATATTTTCTTGTTCACGAAAAGCTATAGCTGATTCACGCTTTTCAACCATGAATAATATATCTCCAACCACATGGTGCAATTCACTTTGTGATGGGATATTACTTACAAATACTCCCTCAGGATTAACTTCCATTAACCAATCACTTAATGCAAATGCCATCATGTCACTTAATTCATCAAGCTGTTGCTCTCTAGTTTTGCCTTTGTTCTGCTTCCAATTTTTGAAAGGCTCAATTGTGTTGTACCATTCGAAAAACTCAACTACGTATGCTTTATGTGTATCTTTTGGATTTTTAGTTTCAATTCTATCGTCAAAGTCCTTTTGTATTTGTAATAACTCTTGTAATTGGTCTACTGTTAATTGATTAGTCATTATTGTTCCTCCTCATTCGGATAAAATTTAATAAACATTTTGTTCCCGTGTTTATCTCTAGCTACTAACTCTTCGTATTCATCATGCGATACATATTTTTCAATTACGCAGTTTTGCAACATCTGCATCATTTGCATATGTTTTTCTGCTCTCATCACTCTTCACGCTCCAAATTATTAATAACTATTTTAGTTACTATGTTATTCATGTTTTTTATTACATCGTTATCTTCAGATAATACAGTTACTGCTATCTCATCAAACGCATTTGTTTTCCTCATAGATTCTGCCCATTTATCAAAGTAAGAAGTCGCTTGTAATCTTAATGCTTTATTTTCATGTTCTAAATCCTTATTACGCTCACGCAACTGAGCTATATCTTTGATAAGCTCGTCTCGTTGTTGTTTGTACGCGTCACGTTCTCGTTTAGCTTTCTTCAATCTAGCATCCATTACACTAGATACAAACTTAGCTTCTGCGTTCATTTACTCGTCCTCCGATAACCTTTTTGTCTTTACTGGCCCGTACTCATTTTCTTTATTAACAATATCTAGTATTTCATCTACCGTTAAATTTCTTATAGGTTCACTTATTATTTTTCCACCATGTACCTTTGCAATTTCATATAAACCAGTCTTGCGCAAATGTAAGTTGTGTAAATCTAGCTCGTTAACAACACTTAATAAATAATCATTTGTACTATCAAAGATGTATTGATTGCAGTTATCAAATCTTGGATAATATTCCATTAAATGTGGCGATTGCAAATATCTAATTTCATATTCTTCTGCCATTTACTCGCCCTCCAATAACTCTGGGTTTTCGTAGATGTTGCCAATAACTTTTTTATTATCTCCCGAATATAATTCAAGATAATCAAAACCACCATTGTATTTTTCTTATAAATGAAAATCTGCATCAAACCACTTAACTACATAAATCTCATCATAAATATTCTTAACAATATCCCCCTCGTAAATCTCAGTACCATTCTTATCTTTCAAACCCGTTGAAATCATTATGACTACGTTTTCTGTAACATCAGGACACATGCTACTATTGCCCATATAATCTAAGTCGCCAGCTAATACGCTACCATTTGAAGTTATAGCTAAATCACAATCGTTAATCATTTCTTCTCCTGCTTTACTCCACGCTCTAAATTTAGGTATCATCTCAAACACTCCCTGTTCCTTTTAATATCGTTCTCACTTACCAACATCGTCACTCTACTTCCTGCGACCTTAACCACAAAGCCGTTGACACCTAATTCACGTAACTCATGTTGTATTTGTGTAGGTGTTTTGGCATTAGTTTTATATTTGTACCGTTGATGTACTGTGTTATCGAGTTGCATTGTTCAGTACTTCCATAAATCTATCTGCGTACTCTTTCAACTTGCTTTGGTCTTGAACATCATTTTCTTTACGACCTGTTCTAAGTGAGTAACGCATTTGAGTAAACTTCATAGCACCTCTAAATTCTTCGTCAGTGAATTGTTGACGACAAAACTCTATTAAGTCGATACCGTCTTCACTGTGATAATGTTCTGGCTTGTGTACCATATCCACCTTACGTGTAAACGGCTCATTCACTCTCACAAAGTCGTCGTTATCTGTAAGTGTAAATTGATAACCACCTGCATTCTCTACATCTGCATACCAAACCGTTTTCAAACCTTTTTCATTTGCATACACACGATTGACTATAGCCGTTTGCATAGCAGTAATGCCTTTAAATGCCGCTTGAAACTGAACAATATTATCTACTTTCAAATCAATTACTCTTACGTTTTCCATTCGCTTATCCCCTCTGCACATTGCCGTATTGATCTGTTTTGACTTTAACCATAAGATTATTCTGTACTAGATTCTTAAAGTACCTAGTGTTCACTCTGTGCTTAGCCACTTCACGCTCCGCACGTTTAGCCCTAGCAATACGCTCTTCTCTGCGTTTACGTTTCAACGCTCTTTCGTGTCTAATTTCGGCTTGCTGTATTAAATATAGTTGTTTAGATGTTAATGTCTTCTCATTTCTTTCATACACTTGGACCATAGCTAAACACTCCTTTTCCGTATAATAATTCTGGGCCTCTTAATCCTCTGTTATATCGACCACGCAAAGTAGTATGTGGTACGTTATATTTCTTTGCTGCATCTCTAAGTGAGATACGCTCCCCGTTTAAATAAACATAGGTTGCTCTAGGATTTTTACGCATATTTACCAACTCCAGTACGCATTTTCTATATATAAACTGTTATTATTGAAATCAGCTTCGTTGAGAATGTCTCTATCTACATTTTTATAAGCTACATCTATCAAGCGTTGCATCTCTTCGTCAGTTGGTTTATTGTCTGTTGATATAATAGCTTGCCCTTTAATTTCAAAATCAACGATTAATTTAACCATTATTTAGCCTCCTTTTTACGCTTGCGTCTTACCGCTTTCAAATCTTCATAAGTTATCCACTCTAACCCCGTATATTTAGGCGCTTTGCATATCCACGTTAATTTGGTATCGGGATATTTGTATCTGAATAACTTCGCTTTCAACTTAGCTGTATCAGTAGCCATGCCCTTAACATCTATGACTTCAATCAATTTGTTATCTAAATAAAGTGCAAAGTCTGCGATATATTCAGTCTTACGTTGTTTACCAAATTTAGGTATCAACTCATATCTTGGTTGTAACTCTATATAGTCATAGTTAACGCCGTTCATATTGCTTTCTAAATATTGGTAGTATTCACATTCGACTTTGCTGTCGAACACGACACCTTTATATTCAATTTTCTTAGCATTGTATTTACTCACGTTGTCACTCCTAGAACAAGAATTCATCTATTGTTGTTTGCTGTTGTAATTCTTCTTTTCTAAATAATTTATGTTTACGTTTCATTTTTGCTAACTCATCTTTAGTTACAGATGTTTTAAAATGCTTATCACTCATTCCACCTTTATTAGAAAGATAGAAAGTACCATCATCTCTAGGCAGAACCCTAAGCATTTCCCAACCGTCGCTTTCATATAGGCTATATGCGTTAGGTTGATTTTCTCTAATGCCCATATTCGACCACAGCCTCCCTCACACGACGTTCTGCAAGTTTCTGGAAGTATATATCCTCCAACTTGTCTTGGTCGCCCTGTGCATATTCTATGAGTTTCTGAGCATACACATCTGAACACTCAAGATTGAGTTTGATGTCATCTATCGTTACCATGCGTCACGTCCTCTGAAATCATCTCCCAGCACTCGAACCGTTCTTGCATTTTGTTTCATACGTGAATTGATCCGTTGCCAGTTCATGTTTTGATTTAATTCTTTATCACTAAAGTTAGTAGTAAAGATGTTATTCTTACCTACTCTGTTATCTACAATCGAAAATAGTTTATTTAATGTGTGTTCGGTGTTTTCTACGCCTACATCATCAAGTACAAGTAAATCTATGCTACTTAGTAACTGAACTAACTCATCTGTCGTTTCAGTAGCATTACGATTGTATGTTGCTTTAATGCGTTCCATTAGCATTGGAATATGCATGAATGCTACCGAATACCCTTGTTGCTTAATTGCCTTCGCTATGGCATATGCTAGGTGGCTTTTTCCAGTACCATATGAGCCTTGTAGTATTAATGACTTAGGTTCATCTAGGGAAAATGTTTTAACGTACTCAATAGCTGTATTCTTCGCTTGTATTTGATACTCGTTCTGTGGTGTATAACTCTTAACTGTTGCATCACGTAAAGATGCGTTCACATTAGATTGGTTGAAGATGCGATTAAGATACTTTTGCTTTCTCTGTTGTTCAGCTTCTTTACCAGCTTGTATCATGGAACAATCACAACCATGTCTGAACTCTTGTCCGTTACTAAATTTGTAATAGTCGTAGGTGTTGCCACATCTTTCACATTTAAGGTTATGTTCTTCTTCTACAATATTTTGATTAGGCTTGATATTTCTTGCTAAACTTCCTAATGATTGCATTACTTATCACTCCTAGTCCCAATAACTTTCGTCATACTTCATTCTGTTAAGCTGATCCATGCCACTAGGTTGTAGTTCTTCGCTAAAGTCATTTAAATAACTTTCTTGTGATAGGAAGGTTTTAGGATATTTTTGATATTGTTTATCGGTAATAGTTTTTAGATATTCTCTAGTACCGTTCATGATAGTTTCAAATTCATGTTTTTTAAGTGCTGATTTGAATAAACTGAACGCCTTTTTCTTATCTAACTTTTTATCGTAAAGTTTCCACCATTCCTCAAAGCGTTCACGCGTAACGTCAGTTGCGCTATTATTAATTGTCTTACTGTTACTTGTAATACTGTTATTTGTAATACTGTTATTTGTAGTGGGTTGACTGTCGACCGGTCGGTCATAGGCAGGTCGGTCATCGACGGGTCGACCATCAACCTGTCGAGGACTATGAAACAATGTATATAAGTTACTTCCGTAAATATTCTTAGTCTGTTTTCTATCAACCATTAAATAACCATTATCAATCAATTCATTTTTTGCTCTTAAAAATCTATGTTTACCGATACCTAATTCATGCTTAATTAACTCAACGCTAGGAAATGCACTTTCATCTGCACCAGCATAAGCTGATAAGTAACTGTACAATGCTTTAGCTTCTATACTGATATTTCTGTCTTTCATTACTCGTTTAAATACAAGACCATAACCAGTAATATTACTTTTGATTTTGTCACTCATCACTATCTCTCCCATACAATATCCATTCGGGCGTAGTGCTGAATTCCTCCGCCATTTTTTTTATTGTTTTCATTGGTGGCAACTGCGCTCTGTTTTCCCAACGACACACAGCTAATCTTCCAACGCCTAAACGCTCACCGAATTCAGATTGGAGCATATTAGCATCTAATCTTATTTCATTTATGCGTTGAGCAATTTTCATTCTATCCTCTGGTCTAATCATTATTGATCGCATTTGTTTTCTCTCCTTTCAGCATTCTGTTTAGTCGTTCATCCACATCCACCCAACTATCTGTTAAGTGATATTTATTATTGAATGTGTCTATTCCTATTTGGTGCTGTTCGTTGTGATGATCTCTACATAGCGCTAATACTCGATTTCCAAAGTGATTAATCTTCGTTCTATCTCTGCCACGTCCTACAGCATATCTATGTGCTAAATCTGAATGTGGTTTCCCACAAATCACACAGTTACGATTGACCGTTGACCAATATAAAAATGATTTATCTTGTTTGAGTAAGTCACTTGTTTTATATGCAAGTGGTATATCGTTATGAAATACCCAGTCCAATGTAACCTCGATAATTTGGCTTGCTTGTGTACGTGTGCAATCACTTAATGAGATGCGCTTGTCGTAGCCGTAGTAAGTCCGAACGTATTCGATGAACATATGGCGCATGTAGTCCATAGGTTGCCCAGTATGAGCCTCTATGTCCTTTACAAGCGCAAATATCTTCCTGCGTTGTTTGTCAGTAATTCTGAAAGGGTCTACGACTTGCACATCTACTTCTACTTCAAACCCGTTATCAAGTAAGAGTGAAGTTTTGTTGTCTAGTTCTACACCCTCAATGACAACGGTAGTTGTACCGTCATCTTGAGTGATGTAATTTTTTATTCTTGGCATTTGTACACTTCCTTAGTAAGGAAACATTGTGTAATGTAAACATCCTTTATGATTTGAATGAATTAAAACCGTTTTTTCATAACCACTCATTTCATCCCAACCAAACATAACTACGAATGTGTTAGCTCTCGAACCGCAATAGTATGTGTCATCTTTAGTCACTTTTAAAACTTCTTGTGGATGGAATCCATCTAATAATTCACGTTCATGTGTATCTAATTGAAACGAAGTATCTTCTATCAGTAATGTTCTATTTTCTTTTGCGTTTAAATATGCGTTTTCAATTAAATTTTCAACTAAACTTTTTTCCATTTTTTATCCTCCTAGAATGGTAATTGATCGTTAGAAATATCTATATCGTTATTGCTGAACGGGTTATTTCCTGTTGGTGCTTGTCCTCGTTGTTGTTGAGGTTGGTTATTTTGATTATTACTACCTTTGCTATCCATAAATTGAACACTATCTGCTACTACTTCTGTCACGAATACACGTTGACCTTCTTTGTTTTCATAGCTACGTGATTGAATACGTCCATCTACACCTGCTAATGAGCCTTTAGAAAGGTATTTGCTAACATTTTCTGCTTGTTGTCTGAATACAACGACATTGATGAAATCTGCTTCTCTTTCACCATTTTTATTTTTGAAAGTTCTATTTACTGCTAACGTGAAAGTAGCTGTACTTACTCCGCTTTGCGTTTGTCTATACTCTGGATCTTTCGTTAATCTACCTACTAAAACCACTCTGTTTATCATTACTGATTGCCTCCGTTATATTTTTTAGCTGTTGCTATTATCGTTTGAATGATTTGTGTCGCTGCTTCTTCCGTCAAGTTGTAACCATTAACTCCGAATTTTTCTTCTACTTCTTGTTGTGAATTAGCTTTGCCGTATTCTTTCATCAAATTAGTAATATTAATTATTTGTTGCTTTAACGTTCCGATTGTTTGGCTACTTGCCATTTTTGGTGCGTTGTTTTGTTTATAATTTTGACGTTGGCTGTTTTGGTTGTTACGTTTACCACTTGCTTCGTTACCGTCATCATCTTGATCACTTGTGATACCAAACACTGCGCTTAACGAATATCTGCGCATATAAGTTAGAGCTGAACCTACGCCCTGTGGCGTGTTTTTATCCGGTTTAGTTGTTGCTGGTGGATATTCTATAAATTCACCGCTTTCATGTAACAACACAGTAGCGATTCCAACTTTGCCGTCATCAGTTGTTACTGGATATTGTGAATAAGTTAGGCCAAATTTAGGTGCGACGTCGTCAATGGCCTCTACAACATTCTCAAGTGGCACATACTTACTTTTAAAAAATGGGTTGTTGGCGTCTTTCATAGGTTGTTTAACTTCTTTGTGGAAGTTAGCTAACGCTTTGTTGAGTTCCGTTATGCTTTCAGATTTATTCATCTACTTCACCACCAAACTAACTGTTTGTTTAAGTTGAGCGCCTGGAATATCTTTGCCAGCTTTTAGATCATCTACAAGTTGTTTTGTGTTTAATTTAGGCGCTTGTGATACCCAATATTCACTCGGTATCTTTGTCTCGTCTACGATGTCTTTACTAGGTGCATTTTTACGTTTATATATATAATTTGTTGATGTTCTATAATTTTTCATATCTTGTACTTCTAACGCGTCTTGTAGATACATTTTCAATCTATCGACGAAGTTAACCTTGCTTCTTTTTAGTTCTTGCAGCCGTTTAACTTCTTTATCAATTGTTTCTACATCTGCTTCTACGCTACGGATTAAGCCGACTGTGTTATCAACTTTCGTATCCATATCAGCTTGAATACTATCTAATGTGTCTTGCAATTCTTCGATGGAATAACCTTCATCAACCATGTTTAAAAGTTCTGCAAATTTTGTAGATAATTCGAATAGATTAGACATTTAACATCGCCTCCAATTTTCTACGGTCAGCTTCTAGTTGAGCTAAACGTGTTGATTGATCATTGTGTAATAGGTTTAAATCATCTATATAAGCAAGTGCGTTATCCAGTTGGTTATTAGAATATTCGAGCATTGCCTCCAACTTTTCCGCTCTATCCTTTGCTTTTAGAAATTCGATAAATCTATCTTCGGTAAGTTTTATATAATTCTCTTGCATAATTACACTCCTTGTAATACGATTAAGTTGAATTTTTTGTTAAGTGTTCGACTGTTACTCATGCCCGTGAGTTTCAGTCTTTTTTTGTGCGTAGTATACATATTCGAAGAACACATACGTTGCTATCGCGCTGAGCAACGCATATCCTGCTGCTTTAGTTATTACTAGTTCAGCTAGCATGAGTAGGAAAAATACTACGTTAAACATCATGCCACTGATTAAGATTGTTTTGTCTGTGCTAGTCATAAGAAACCTCCTCTAACGCTTTAATTCTTTCGTCTGATAAATCTTCATAAGGCATACGCTCTCTTAATAAAGGTAGTGGCACTCTACCGGCTACGGTAATGTAACCTGCACGTTCCATTTCTTTGTTTAATGATCTAATAATTTTTTGTGCTTTCGATTTTGAAATTCCTAACAACAACGCTAGTTCATTAATGCGTAAATGATTTTTCTTCATTTCGTTTTCTTCCTTTCGTGTATAATTTAGTTATCCCTTTATGAAGGGAGGTGAATTAATAAATGTATTACGACCCTTTAAGAAATGTCAGAGGAATTATTAATAAAACTGTATCTGATTTGGAATCGTCAAGACGAATGGCCATGAAACCTTTGCTGCAATCTAACGTGAATTTATCTAGAACTTTGGAAATCAATAGATACTTCAAAAAACAACTTTTACGAACTGGCTTCATAAACACATTTAATTTAAAATCAATGGAGTTAATTAGACTAACTAGAAAACCGTCTTTAAATTTTCTTGCTATATCTGCTTCTTATAATTTCCAAAGAAATTTATTTTCTGAAAAAGCGATAAAGTCTTTTAAGGATATTTACAGGCTTGATGATGATGTAGTTTCTCAAGCGCAACAAACTGTTCGAGATTTTTATATCAACCCAACTGCAATCTCTACTTTGGCTGAATCCATCAATTCGACCTATCCAATAAATAATCAAAACTCCTATAATAGATACGAAAAATTTATCAATACTTTCAAAAATGACTACCCACATCCTTTCAAGTCAGCAATAAAATGGTCGAGTGGCATCGTTGGAAGTGCTAATGTTCAAAATTTTGTAACTAATTATATAAACAACGATGATTTACACATTCAAAGCTCATTGATATTTGTCATAGTGTGTTTAGTAACTTTTTTATCAACTTATTGCCCTGGTTTTAAAAATCATTAGTGTCAGCTATAATTTCGATTTCGACGATTTCCCTCATTCTGCTCACTGCCATGAGTAGTTTGAGGTTTTTTGTTTTGTTCAGTCATTTGAATACCTCCTTTAAGTTGTTTGTTCGATTGTTGGTAAAATATCGTTATCTTTCAGTAAGTTGTATAAGAAAATACGACCTTTTTGTGTCCATTTCGTATGCAATTTGAAATCTTCTGTTCCATCTTTTTTAGTGTATTTATGAGGTTCTGAAGATGTGTAACCTTTGTCATGATATTTTGCATATAATAACCATTGTCCTGATTGTTTAAATTGCACCTTTAAATCGTGAAGTATCTTATTTAAAGCTTGCGCTGACATTCCATAGTCTTTTGCAATCGCATTTACAGTGATAAGCTTTTTGCTTTTTAAAATTTGGTCATAGTAATCTGCTTTTGGTTTTAACTCTCCTACTTGTTGTTGCAGTAATAAGTTGTGTTCTTTTTCTTTCTTATACTCCGTTAAAATGTTGATAATATAATCTGGGTTATTTAATGTGTTTTCGATTACGTTATCCGTTGCGTAGATTCCGTGTTTGCGAATAGAAGGTAGAACGTCTTCAAACACCCATTCTTCAAATTCATCTGCTTGGGGTAATTTAGAACGTGTAATTAATCGGTATAGATTACCTTCGTCGATGAATTTCTTATCTTGATTTCTGCCTAATGAGTCGATGACGGAACGAATCGTTACCCCACGTTCTTTTGTATGGTCTCTAATAGCTTTTCTTGGATTTGTGTATCCTAAAATTTCAGCTACTTTAATCGCTGGGAACCATTCTTTACCTTCAATAGTTAAAATTTCTAAATTTCCGAATTGTGTGTTTTGAAATACTTGTAAATCTTGCATTAACTTTTCACCTCTTCTTTGATTTCTAAAATTTTTGCAATGCGTTTCTTTTGTTCAAATGCATCTCTACGTCCACGCAAGATATCTGATAAGTAAGCACTTGAAATACCTAACATGTCTGCTAGTTGCTTATTCGTGATGTTACGCTTAAGTAATTCCATTCTTACTTTCATGCCAAATTCTGTTGTTGCCATGATTTTCACTTCCTTTTAGACTTTTTTCTATTTTTTAAATCTAACTATTGATTTAATTTAAGTTTTAAGCTAATATATAAGCATAGTTAAATAAGCCTTTATCCAAGACATTTATTTACTTTAATTCTATTAAAACACTACCGTTCCCCAACGTTGTGTTATTTCGTTTTGGTTTTTGGCTAAATCAATAGCGTAACCAAAGTATATTAGATTTAAATCTATATGTCAAATATTATTTAGATTTTTATCTATTTTGGTTTAGAACAGGAGAATAATTTAATGAATACTTTTCAAAGAATTCAATATTTAGCTACTAATAAAGGTATGTCTATAGCTGAATTAGAAAGAAAACTCAATTTATCAAATGGATCAATTGCTCGCTGGAAAAAATCTGCTCCCAGTTCCCGTGGCTTAACAATTATAGCCGACTACTTCGACGTATCTGTTGACTACTTATTAGGTAGAGAAAAAGATGAATACGCTGGAGAAGATAAAAGTGAAGACATTCTAATTATGCATCGAGCTACAGAGAATATGACAGAGGCTCAAAGACAAAAAGCCTTAACTATACTTGAAACAATGTTTGATGATTGGGACGACTTAACTAAGTAACAAAGGGGCTTTTTAATTGAAATTGAATTATGAAAAATCTTTTTTTAAATCTGCGAAAGCTGTTTACGAAATAACTGATGGCCTTTCTAATTTATCTTTTCCTTTAGATATTTTAGAAATAATCTCCTCAGATGCACGAATTAAGTTGATAACTTTTACTGAATTTTCTAGGAGAACCGATACATTATATTTTAAAATACCCTCCATTTTTGGTTCGCAAGAAGCTTTTCACATTAGAAAAGGGAATAAAGCAATAATAGTTTATAATGATGCGCTTCCGATGAATCGTTTGAGATTTACTTTAGCACATGAATACGGTCATTTCGTAATGGGACATACCGGAGTTAATTTGAACAAACTATTCACATATAAAGATTATTATAGAAGACTCGCTGAAGAATATGAGGCAAATTCTTTCGCATCATGTTTATTATTTCCCTTACATATAAGATATAAATATAAAAACAACTTTAATATTTATCAGATTTCGAGCAAATATCAGATGAGCTTTCAAGCGACTAACATTGCTGTAAAAGTAATTAGAAGACATTTATACAATGGTCTAGATGATTATATGTCAATTAATGAAATCAATCACCCAGAAAATTATTTAACTTTTTTGGAAGAAAAAATGGAAAGTAAAATGGATTTTCTAAGTGACTTCAATCACCTTTATGATTTAACGGTTTGATTAACAGCACCCTAGCGACGCTTTAATATAAATTGTTTTACCACACTACGGCAATTACGCTATTACGTTTGAGCCGTTACGAGTGTTTGAATATAAAGATATATAAATATTACATATTTAAAGGCGGTGTTTTTTATAAGAAAACGAGTGCCTCACCTTAGAATACAAATGAATATAAAGACTTAATCTACATATAGGAGAAAAAATCATGGAAGAAAAATTTAATAACGAACAAGAAGAAAGACAATTTAGACAGTTTCAAGAATATCAAAAACAACAAGAAGAAGAGAAAAAGAAAAAACGTAAAAAAGGTTGGTTATTCGGCTGCGGTGGTTGTTTAGTTTTATTAATATTAATTATTGTCGGCATCTCAGCTTGTTCTGCAACTTTTGTTAATGAAGTAGATAAAGAAATAAATGAAGAAGGTAAGCTTGACAAAGATAAGGATACAAAAATTAAGTCTGTAGGTGAAACTACTGAAATAGATGGAGTGTCATTCACATTAGATAACGCTTCTTATACAGATGAAAGAAATGAATTTGCAGAGGTGCAAGCTGATAAAGTCTTAAAAGTGGACATGACTATTAAAAACAATTCTGAAGAAGAAATTCCAGTGGGTGGAGATGTAAAAGTTTATGTAGATGGAAAACAAGCTGAATCTTATCCTATCACTGACGGATTAATGGATTCATTATCACCTAATAGAGAAATTAGCGGTTCTGAAGGTTTTGCAATCAATGGTAACCCAGAAAAAATCGAATTAGAGTTTCAACCTTTAACGTCATTTTCTAACAAACGTTATATTTATGATATTAAACCAGAATAAAAGAAGCGTATGAAGAAGACGGATATTAATATCTCAGGGTAGTTTGACTACCCTTCTTTATTACACCCATTATGACTATTACGCTATTACGTTTGAGCCGTTGAGAGTATTTAGATTGTATGAGGTGTATTGAATTTATCTATTTTAAGGAGACTAGAATTGATAATTTTAAATTGCAAAATAAAATCAAGTGAAATTGTTTACGAAGTGAAAACGAATAAAAATAATTACTTCACCTATTCTTTACCTAAAGATATCACATCTCATAAAGTAAGACAGGTGCTTAAAATTATTGAAAGTAAAGTAGATGAAGACGAAGATTATTTAAGCAAAGGAGGTTGAGGGATGGAAGAAGTTTGTTAGTTTCAAGAGCTATCTTTAATATTGACTAATAAAGAAAAAGCATCTATAATGCAAGTATGAAATGGTCATTCCTGAAACGACTCGGAAAAGCCTTCATGCTATGCATGAGGGCTTTTTTCGTTGAAAGGATTATCTATGAGAGACATTGAATCAATAAAAACATTAAAAAAGCAAATAAAAAAAAGATAACCCCAGGCACATAGGAATGCTCAGTGCTTCTGCACCTACCCCATTTTGGGACCCAGCGTTAATCCTTCTCGAGTTATCTTGGTTTTATTATATGACATTATAGGCGGTAATTCAAGAATTATAATTTTAGGGCAGCTTGCCTGCCCTATGCTTTTGATATATAAGGAGTGTAAAATAATGAAAAAGTTTTTAGCTTTAATTTTTAGCGGTGCTTTAATTTTAGGCGCGTGTGGTAATGATGACTCATCTAATGACAATTCTGATACTAAATCAGAAAATAAAACCGAAAAGAAATCAGAAGATAAAAAAGACAATAAATCCAAAGAGGATAAAAAGTCTAAAGAAGAAAAGAAATCTCAAGAGAATGAAGATAACAAGTCAACACAAGAAGAGAATTCTACTGAGGAACAAAACAACGAAAATAATGATAATGAATCAGATGCTCAAGATAACTCATCAAATGAAAAATCTCAAAATGCACAAAGTGTTGATGTAACAAATATCAAAGATAGAGGTACTCTTGAATCAGTTATCTATGGTAATTATAGCGAAACAGATAAAATCAAAGCTTATAATAACGCGGTAGCTAATGGTGTTATTCCTCAAGGTAACGTTATGGAAGGACCTGCTAGTGCAGCTTATGAAAGTTCTTTAAGAGTTGAAAGTGGTCAAGAAAAATCAGTATATGATAATTCTAATTCTTCTGAATCAACTCCTGGTACAGACGCGGGAATGATAGATTATGACGAAGTTGATAAACAAATAGAAGCTGATAGAAAAGCACAAGAAGAAAAAGAAGCTAAACTTCAAAAAGAATATTTCGATCTATCAGATAAAATGTTTGAGGAAGATGTAAGCGACGAAGAATATGAAGCAATGGAAAAACGTCAAAATGAAATATTAGACGAAGTAGAACCAATTAATTAATTTTCAGGGTAGCACGCCTACCCTTCTTTATTACACCCATTATGACTATTACGTTTGAGCCGTTGAGAGTATTTAGGTTGCAACGTATCGCGAATAATAGAGATAATAAGCATTTTAATATAAACTATATTTAAACATTTTGAAAAGGAGCAAACAATTTTATGAACCCTAATGAAAAATCTGGTATAGATGAATTTATGAATGATGAAATTAAATCGTTAGGCGTTAAGTATTATAGAGAATCCAGCGGGAAAGGAACATAAATAATACCATTGAAAGGAGGTGAACTCTAATGCGATTAGGCATGCTATTAATCAGACTAATGGTTGGTATAATATTCACTGCTCATGGCGCACAAAAAGTTTTAAGCGGTTTTAAAATGCCGATAGATATGGTTACAGATATAGGGTTCCCAGCATTTCTAGGTATTATATTAGCTTTAGGAGAACTACTTGGTGGAATTTCATTAATCATAGGTTTCTTATCTAATTATGCTGCTCTAGGGCTAGTATTAATTATGTTAGGTGCATTGATTTTTGTTCATTTCCCTCAAGGATATTTCGAATCTGAATTTCCACTTATATTATTAGTAGCTAATATAGCTATTATGATTTCATATAACTGGAAAAAGATCTTTGAACCATATTAGCTATCAAGGGTGTACGAGCACCCTTATTATTTTTTTACCTTTTTTAGGAGGAATGAGTAAAATGGCAGTTTATAAAGATGAGAAAACTAATAAATGGTATTTTTCTACACGATATAAAGATGTGTACGGAAATAATAAACGTAAGTTAAAGCGCGGTTATAAAACTAAGCGTGAGGCTAAAAATGCTGAGGCTAGCTTCTTACACGACATACAAGAAGGTTACAATGATACAAAGACTTTCGATTATATTTTCAATCATTACTTAGAAAATAGCGATTTACGACCCAAAACAAAAAGACGTAAACAAAACGAGTATAAAAAACATATTCAGGATAAATTCGGTCATATTAATATGAATAAAATCACTCAAAATCAGTGCCAAGAATTCCGTAAATATTTAATGGATAATATACCGTCGACTAATTCAGCACGTACAATTTGGTCTGGTTTCAAAGTTGTAATTAATTATGCTAAAAAATATTTTGGTTTGCGCATAGATCCGACAATATCTATCAAACCTATTCCACGCGTTAAACCTAAACCAAAGTTTATGATGAGAGAAGAATTTGAAGATAGAGTTAAAGAGATAGAGGAGCAAGATTATCAGGAATTATTCATTCTTATGTTTTACACTGGTTTGCGTATAGGTGAAGCTATGGCGTTAGTGTGGACAGATTACAATAAATATAAAAAAGAGATATCCATCAATAAAACAATGGATATCTCCAACAGAACAATATACCCTCGACCTAAAACGGATAGTTCAGAAGATATCGTTCCCTTACCTAATTTCATCAATAATATGTTAACTGAACGCTACCAACGTGAAAAACAGTTATACAAATATTTTGATGAAACAAGTTATTTTATTTTCGGGGGAATGACACCTAAACATTATAGCCATGTTCACAAGAAATTTCAAAAAGCATTTCCTGGATACAATATACATGTTTTACGTCATTCTTATGCTTCTTATCTTGCAAATAATGGTGTAGATATTTTCGTTTTACAATCGCTAATGAGACACGCTCAAATCACTGAAACCATGGGCACTTACAGCCATTTATATACTCAGAAAAAACACGATGCCATAGCCATTTTTGACGAGTAA